GGCCGGCACTGCCCCCCGCTGGGGCCGGCTGCTGCGGGCCTGCGGGTTCGGTGAGACGGTGGTGGCCACCACCTCAGTGACCTACGCCCCGGCAATGACCGGGATCGTTGGCGTCAGCTTTGACTTCAACAACGACGGCAACCGCCACCGCCTGAAGGGCTGCCGGGGTAACGCCACCTTCAACCTGGCGGCCGGCGAGATTCCCCGGATCAGCTTCGAGTTCTTCGGTGAGTACGTGGCTGCCGCCACCGAGGCCCAACTGACCCCGACCTTCGCCAATCAGGCAACGCCGGTGATCGTCAACAACGCCAACACCACCGGCGTGAACATCCTGGGCCTGACCACAGCCTGCATGGAATCCTTCACCCTGAACCTGGGCAACGAGATCCCCCTCCGTCAGCTGGCGGGCTGCACGCAGCAGTACCCGATCACCAACCGCCTGCCCTCTGGCGAAGCGGTGATTGAGGCCCCGGTGATCGGCTCCGGTTCTGGCGAGAAGGACTACTTCGCCCAGGTGATCAGCCAGGCCACCGGCACCATCGCCTGGCAGCACGGCCAGACCGCAGGGAACATCGTGACCCTGAGCATGGGCCAGTGCAACATCGATTCCCCGACCTACGCAGACAGCGACGGGATTCAGATGCTCAAAGTGCCCTACATGGCGCAGGCGACTGCAGCCAACAACGAGATGAGCCTGGTGCTCACCTGATTTCCTCCACCACTCACTGAACACCCATGTCCTTCGTTCTGAAGCAGTCGGCCAGCTACACCTGGCCGGTCCCCCTGCTAATCCCGGTTGATGGCGGCCGGCGCGAAAAGCACTCGTTCGATGCTGAGTTCAAGCGGCTGCCCCAGAGCCGAATCAACGAGATCGCCAAGCTGGCCCGGGCCACCGAACTGGGCCGCGCCGGTGATGATGAGCTCCTGGACGACAAGACCGCCGCACGGGAGATCCTGATCGGATGGAGCGGCATCACCGATGACAGCGGCAAGGATGTGCCGTTCTCTGAGGCCGCGCTGGATCAGCTGCTGGAGATCCCCACCATCGCCGGGCAGATCATCAAGGCCTGGTATGGCTCGATGGAGGTGGCCAAGAAGGGAAACTGACCGGCGCCGTCGATCACTGGTGGAACGGTGATGGCGGCGCCAATGATGACCTGCTGGCGGACCTGCAGGCCTACGGAGCGGACGTGAGCTGCCTGCCGGAGGTGGTGCAGAACCCGAAGCAGTTCGAGGTCTGGCCTGAGCATGAGGACGCAGTGATGATGTTCCTGCTTATTCAGACCCAGTGGCGGCCGGGGGGCAGTGGCGTGATTGGGTTGGATTATGAAGTGCTGCTGGGTCCGGGGAAACTATTTGATCTTTACGCTGTGGGTAACCGGCGCCAGGCTCTGGAGGATCTGCAGATCATGGAGAGCCGCGCCAAGGAACTGATCAACAAGGCCGCCGAACCGAAGCAGCCGAAAGGGAGGCGCCGCTGATGGCCATGAATCTGGAGGCGGTGCTGCGGATCGCGGCGAAGGTTGTAGGGCTTGAGGAAGTCACGAAGCTTGAGCGGGCGATCGGCGGGGCTGAGAAGACGGCGAAGGATGCGAAATCGGCGTTTGCAGCCGTGGTGGGATCTGCCGCCTGGCAGGGCATCGCCGCAGCCGCAGCCGGCGTCGGAGTGGCCATTGGCCTCTCGACTCGCGCAGCAATCGAGTTTGAGTCCAGCATGGCCGATGTGGTCAAGGTGCTGGACGGCGTTGAACCGGCCGGGATCGTTCAGATCAAGCAAGAGATCTTCAGCCTGGCCAGGGAAGTGCCGCTGGCAGTGAACGAGATCGCCGCCCTTTATGCCGCCGCTGCTGGCTCTGGCGTGCCCCGATCAGAGCTGGAGCAGTTTGCCCGCGACGTGGCGAAGATCGCCGTGGCCTGGGACATGAGCGCCGCTCAGGCCGGCGAGTCGATCGCCAAGCTGAGCGCCAACCTGGGCCTGTCTCATAAAGAGACGATGGACCTGGCCGACGCCATGAACTACCTGGCCAACAACATGGGTAGTTCGGCCAGAACGGCAGCCGATCTGACCGACTTCATGCTGAGGGCGGCATCGTCGGGCAAGGCTGCGGGGCTGGCAGCCACTGAGACGGCAGCGTTTGGCGCCGCAATGCTCAAGTCTGGCGCCCAGGCGGAGGTGGCCGCCACCAGCTTCAACAATATGATTCGGGCGCTCAGCCGTGGCCCATCCATGACCGAACGGCAGGTGGACGCACTGCGCCGGCTGGGCTATCAAATGGCGGACGCCAAACAGGTGGAGTCGCAGCTGACCCGTGAGGCTGAGGCCGCCAGCCGCCGCCGAGTGGACGCAGCGAGGGACCAAAAAGATCAGGTGATCCGGTTGGCGCAAGAGCAAAGCGACCGCCGGATTGAGATCGCCCGCGATGAAACCGACCGGCTGAGCAGGGAGATCAACCGCCGATTCCGCGATGAGCTCACGGCCCTGCAAGACGGCTGGGAAGATCAAGCCAGAGCCCAGGAGGACGCGGCGAGGGATCGCGCCGACGCGCAGATCAAGGCGCTGCAGCGGCAGGAGCGGGCGGAGGTTGATCGCATCCAAAAGATCGCCCAAGCCCAAAAGACCGACGCCACTGCCGCAGTCGATCAGATCCGCGATGCCTACGAATCACGAATCGACGCCATCCGCGATCAGCTGGACCGCGAGATGACGGTTCAGCGCCGGGCGGCCCGCGACCGACAGCAAGTCATCCGCGATGAAATGGATGATCGCCGCGACATGGAGCTGAAGGCAAACTCTGATCGACTAACGCAAGTTGAGAAGCAAGAAGATACTTTTATGGAAACTCAAAAGTCTGCCGCTGAAAATCGATTCAAGGCTTTAGAGGACGCCGAGAAGCAATACCTAGAACGGGCCAAGGTCACAGCTAAGAAGACGGGAGAGGAGCGAGCAAAAGCCGATATGCAAGGGTTTACCACTACGTTCCAGAAAAACGCGATCGGCACCATTCGAGATGTGTTTGCTCGGATCAGGAACCTGCCCAAGGAAATGCAGATCTCCGTTATCAGTGATCTGTTTGGCGATGAGGCCCGAGCACTGGCGCCGCTGATCAATAATGCAGAGTTACTGGAAGGCGCTTTGGGTCTAGTCGGAGACAAGGCTAAGTACGCCGCATCGGTCAACGATGAATTTATAGTCAAGCTGGCAACAACCGCCAGCCAGATGCAGTTGGCCAAAAACCAGCTCGACATTTTGGGTATTCAGTTTGGCGAGAACTTCGTCAAGGCGCTGCAGCTTGCAATGAAAGCCCTTGACCCTGTGTTCGGCCTGCTGGTCAAGATTATGGAGCTGCCGGCGGTAGGCCCAATCTTCGCTGGCTTGGCGGCAGGATTCGTTGCGCTGGCCGCTGCCGCGCCGTTCATTGTTTCCCTGATCAGCCTGTTTGGCACACTAAAGGCCGCCCTGGCTGGCGGCGCCATCGTTGCAGCGCTCAAGACGTTTGTGGGCGCATTTGTGTTCGCCATCAGCAAGGGCCTGATTCCGGCATTTCTCGGATTCATCAGCTGGATCGCCGGCACGTTCATTCCTGGCTTGCTGGCGTTCCTCGGCCCCGTCGGCTGGACCGTGCTCGCCGTGGCTGCCGTCGTGGCCATGGCGATTGCGTTCCGCGAGCCCCTGATGAAGTTTGTCTCCTGGCTGTGGAAATGGACGGAGTTCGCCCGCGAACCGTTCGTGCGGCTGTGGAATGCGGTGGTGGGCATCGTCACCGCCAGCCTGAGCCTGATCAGCCGGGGCATCGAGATCTGGGGCGCTGAGGTGCGCAAGATCTGGAGCGGGGATTTCTCCACCCTGCAAGGCATTGTCGATACGTGGCGTGATGCGGTGGTGGGTATTTGGACTGCCATGGGTGAAGCGTTCAAAACCTATCTGGTCGAACCGATCCGCAACGCTTGGTCAACCCTGACCGAGTTCCTGCCTCGGGCAATGCAGAGCGTGGCCACGTTCGTCAGCGGGATATGGAACGGGATGATCACCGGAATCCAGAACGCCGTGCGCGGAATGCTCACGTTCGTGGTGAATGCCGTGAACCGAGTAGGCGGCCTAGTGAACGTGCTGATCGACGCGTTTAACCGGCTGGCCGTTGCCGTGGGCAGGAGCCCCATCGGCAGAGTCCCGATCCTGCCCGTCCCCGCCTTCGCCGAAGGTGGCATTGTCGATCGCCCCACCCTGGCCCTGGTGGGTGAGCGCCGCGAGCGCGAGTACATCATTCCCGAGTCCAAGATGCAGGCCGCCAGCTCCCGCTTCCTGGGCGGCGCCAGGGGCGGCAGCGTGATTCCCTCCAGCGGTTCCACCAGCACTCCCACCCGCGCCACCACCCCACAGATCAACGTCACCACGGGCCCGGTGATGCAGCAGCAGGACGGCTCCCGCTGGGTCTCGATGGATGATTTTGAACGGGGCCTGCAGCAGGTCGCTGAGCAGGTGGTGGGCACCCTGCGCACACCACAGGCGCGCACCGCGCTGGGGTGGAGCTGAGCGATGGCCAGGGCACAGGCGCAGTTCCTCAAGCTCACCGACGCATCGGGAATCGTGCGTGAGCGCTGGCAGTCGTACTGGTCCACGCAGGTGACCTGGAGCTCAGCGCAGTGGGATTACGTGGCGTTGATCGCTGACGGTTTCGTGGAGGGCGACAGCGGCACGGAGCAGGCGATCAGCGTCCGGCTCCCCGCCACACCCCGGGCCGTGGTGGTGTGCGAGCGGGCGCGGGCGGCAGGCTGGGTCGCTGAGCTGCAGGTCTACCAGTTCGATAATTTCGCCGCAGCTGCTGGCCCAGTGGCAGGCCAGGAGCTCGTGGCCCAGTTCAACGGCCAGGTGGTGGGCGCTGCCGCCACGGTCACCTCGTTCACCCTGGAGCTCGGCAGCGCACTGGCCCCGGTCGGCGCAACAGTGCCGCCCCGCACACTGACGACAGCGCTCATGGGCGTGGGGTGCCGGTTATGAGTTCGTTCATCCGCGGCACCGCCCCCCTGGCCCTGCTGGCGATCCAGGCCGGCCAGACCCCGACTCCATCGGAGCAGAGCGGCGCAGAGGGCAACAACCCGCTCGACGTGCAGCAGGCTGCACACGTGATCGGCGATCCGGTGCCCATCGTGTTCGGCCGCAGGCGGAACGGCACAGGCGGGGTGTTCATTTCACCGAAGGCCACTGAATGCCGGTTCGAGAACGACACAAACAACGCGGTCACGGCCTACTACCACCTGGTCCTGAGCGAAGGCCAGATTGGCCAGCTCCAGGTGCGAGACATCTTCCAACGCCAGTGCCGGGTGGGCAGCGCCGCGCAGACCTACGACCGCCGCGCCGGGAGCTGGGAGCCGGCCAACGTGATCCAGCTGCGGGAGGGATTTGACAAGCCCGAGGCCACCTACCACTGCGGCTCGGTCGGCCGCTACCGGGGGATCAGCACGCTCTCCTTTGAAGTCACGATCCCTGATGGATTCGACGTGTGGAACCGCCAGGTTCATGTGTTCGTGCGGGAGGGCATGGACGTGAAACGCTGGCTCGACAACCAGGCCGCAGCGCCGAGCGATTCGTTCGCTGATCTGGCGTACTGGCTGATGGACAAGTCGGCCCGGATCCCGCTGCCGCTGATCGACACCGATTCGATCACCGACGCCAGCCGGTTTCTCGACGCCAACGACATCACCACCAACTGCTGGATCAGGGAGTCGAGCAACTACAGCGACCTGCTCAGCCGGTGGG